CGCTGTCTCAAGTTCGAACGTGAAACCATTTCCCATGGACGAAATTTTCTCGTAGGACACGGAGGTCCCGTCCTCGAAGACGCCGTGAGGCGACCTGAGGGCCATGAGGTGGTTAAACACGTCGGTTGGCAAAAGTGCTTCACAAAGAGCCACGGATACCGAATCCGAAGCCCCCTTTAAGTCAACCGTAGCGAGGAAACCATCACGGCTGCCCAATTGGGCAAGCCTCTGGTTCACTTGCTGCGCGATTGGCTTAAGGAGGCCGAACTTACGTTGTAACCTAGCCCTTATGGCACCGCCCATTCCAAGTTGGAAGAAGCAGTTCCAGTCGGGTTCGATTGCAATCGTCCGTTCGGTCTTTGCGTTCTTAGGGACGAACACGACTTTGTTACCCGCGACCAACGTGGGCTCCGGAAAGATCCACCCGGAGTACTCACAGAAAGCGCGGAAGTACGGTTCGACCGAAGACGTCATGTGGGCGGCTTTAACCCACTTATTTTGATGGCTTGCCTGAGCACGGGGCATTGATGTTGATGCGCCCGGCCCCCATCGCACATGTGACACCACCTCATTCACGGAGAACCCGTGGAAGAGATGTGCTAGGAGCGACTGCGCCCTCCTGAAAACGGACCGGTACCATTCTGGCACTGGCCGCTCCCAAAAGGAACACAGCCTCTCGTTCGCTAAAGCACAAGCACGCTCCGCTGCGTCGAAGGACTGCCTTGCGGCAGCCCGACGGTCAATTCCGATGTCAAAGGGGACCTTCGACAGGACCTCACTCCGCCAGTACGCGTCCCGGAACTCTTCCGGGGAAGTAAACGCTGCTGGATCGGGTAAGTCGAGATTGACAATCTCCGGCCATGACAGGGCACTAAGCCCTAGTTCATGTCGGAGACTTTCGGCAACGCGGAGAGTCACATCGTGACGCGACCATTCCGTTCGGCCAGATCGGCCAATGGTGTGTTTGTTCATTTGAACTCCAATTGGAGAGACTTGAACAGGTTGACCTCTTACGAGGACGGCTGCAGGAACAGCGTGATCGAATCTTCGAACTGTTGATTCGCCACGAGGTCCGACAGACGTGCGTACAGATCTGCACGCTCAGCCGCGGTCGAGCCTGACGGCAGGGAGACTTCGATACGGACGTAATACGTCCGCAGGAGGTCCCCTGCGCAGGCGCAATCGCTATCCACGGTCGCAACGACGGGGATGCTCAGGTTCCACTTAACGTGACTGTCGGCTTTTCCCGTACCAGTATTCACCTTGTCGGTCAGAAAACCGAACGACGAGGGAACGCCGCCGCTCCTTTCGGAGAAGACGGACTGCTGGTTATTGTTGAAGCCGGCAAACGCGTAAGTTTTGCCGTTGAGGGTGATGGCCATATTGGCTCCTTGGCTATTGCCAACGTTTGAACGCTTGGGCGAGCAAGCTGAGACCCTGAGAAGCCTGTCGGATTCCAGGGAGCGGTTGGAGTCGCGGTCTCGTAAGAGACGGATGCGACCCGACGGGAATGCGAACCATACCCATGACTTCGTGACGACCCGTAATATCATACGAGCGTGCACGGTAGTCATAGGGATAGTTTAAATCGACCTCAACACTGTGGTAGGTGTCTCTAATAAACCAGGTTTCACTACCTTCAGAAAAGAAGGGCGCGATCTGGCTCGCTTCGAAGGCACCAATAAAAGACCCAACCGGCACGAACCAATCCAGAACGAAGGAGTACGGCATAAGCTCGTACAACGTCGAAAATGGAGCGATATCGGGCACGTTTTGGGCTACCCAATTCGGCAGCATATACGTATATTGAACGGGGGTAAAAGCTTCCCTCGTTCCGTATACTGTCGCCGAACCTACAAGCGCGTAACCAGGATATCGAACCAGAACGGAAGAATTCCTCCAATCCAGTTCGAGACTCTGTGTCGGGGGTGCCCTTCGGCACCCGAGTTTGACGCGCATCATGTAGTCAGTGCGCTCGGCAAGGACGCCGAGTCGGTCGAACGCATTCGCGATGTCGTCCCCGAGGGGACTCCACCCATAGCAGAACTCAAGGTATTCGCCAGGAATCTGACGCCAATTGGCCATTCGGCCAAATCGACGCAAGAGTCCCTTTGGACCTTGCATGAGGTTGTCAAGCCCATGTGCAAAACGGGAGGCAGCTTTGCCTACCATTCTACCAGTCTGGTTCGCTTGAGCCATGAAAGCGTTGAGTTCTTTCGAACTCTCCGTCCATTGCTCAAGTGCTCGTAACCGGTTATTAGCCAAAAAGGCTGTAACCGTGGCGTCCGGCGTTACAAACTCCGGAAGTCCAACGAGCGCATTCCCACTGTGTGTTCCATGTGACCCGGGAAAATTCGGGTTATAGAACACCCCACGTCCCGTAAAGGGCGTTCCTCTAAGGCTTTCGGCCTTATAGTAGGTGGGCGCACGTGTACCATCTGGTCGGACCGGTGAGTTTACACTCTGTGGTCGTTTCCAAATACGATACACAACAGCATCAGTTCCGCTGTACCGGTAGGGCTCTGGCATCCATGGATATGGCTGCCAGGTTGATTCCCAGGATACATAACGCGAATGTCTGATGTTTTGTGCGGGTGTGGTCATGTGAACCTCTGCTAATTGACAATGCCTCGCCGGCACTGCCGGTCAGGAGCCCTGGA